AAATCGCTTACTTTTGGCCTTAATGAAGCATTGTTAATGGTTCCAGCCACTTTAGTAATGACAGTTGGATCTGCTTCTTTCATAAGCACAATTCTATCTGCCTCACTAAAAATTCTTTTACCATCTTTATCTCTGGCTTTTACAATTAATGACTCTACTAAAGCATCAACTACTTTGCCTTGTGATTGTAATTCAATCACTTTTGCTTCATCTTCAAATGGGTATGTTCTTTTAAAATAGATGTCCATTTCCCATTCCGGAACTTCTATTTTTTCCAATTCACCATTGATTTCTCTATGGTAATGTTTGGTTATTTTTTCTAATGTTTTCATCGTTTTATTCCTCTTTGTCTTCTTGACACTTCCCTGAAGGCTGGTCGAGTTATGCCTTCTGGTGCTTGTTTAGAATATCCGTTATCAAGACGATCAATGTAAGGTTGAGTATTTTTAATTTCATACACGTTATTGCCTGTTGCGGCTCTAACCTGTGAAACCTGTCTCATTTTCCACGTTCGTCTCGCTCGACCTGATTTTATTGGTGTCTTCCTTTTTACCGTTTCAAAAAGGTCTTCGGATATCAAGCGAACCGTCTGATTTATTTTCCGTTGAAAATCAGCGATTGCTGTTGTCGTTGCTGGGCTAACTCTTACGGTAATCACTATGATTATACTGCCGCTATTGTTAGTCCGTTGCCACTACCGTCGTTCGTTCCTTGGAATGAACAAGTTGCTTCTACCATACCATCAAATGTTGATGTGATAGAAAAGCCTGTAATGATAACTTCGCCTGTTAGTGTCATACCTGAAGTTTGACCTGACGGGTATAACTTGATAGTTGCTGGGCTCGCACCTTGAACTCTTAATGCTTGTTGAGCACCATCGCTATCTCTCATAAACAGATCCATCGTTCCTGAAAAGTTCGTTAAACCTGCTTTGTATGATCTAACACCGTTTGAACTCATATTAGTGTCTTCGATTGTTTCGGTTTCCATATCTATTGAAAAACTTCTTACAGAAGCAACATTAGTTAAAGACCCGCCTACATCAAATTCAACTCTACCATTCTCACCGGTGTAAGTTGTTGTATTGTATGCCATATTAGTTCTCCTCTATGGTTGTGTTAAGATCTTCTGGTCCTAAAAGATCTGTTGTTTTTGGTTTTAATTCAACCACTTCATCCACAACCACTTTACGTGGCTGTTTCTTTAGTTTAGGCTGAACCAAAGGTTTATTAAAAGACCAACCTTCTATCAGTCGTTGTTCCACTTGTTTGTGTCCAACGAGTTCTGAATTTCCTTTTTTGTCCCACATTTCTATTTTCATTTTATACTACTCCTTTTTTATAAGTGTATCTTACTTGGACGTTTATAACAATCTCGCCCAATGGGGGTTCTCTCTGTATTACTTCAACACCTGTAATCTGTGTGCTGACGTTGTGTATGTTATTTTGATTTAATGATATATCCCTATCTCTGGATATTTCAACCACTTCTTCAATACGTTCAGTCAATTCATTACGTAAGGTATCTATTTGATCACCTCTAACATAACATCTTAAAGAATAATCTATTGTGCCTCTTCTTAAATCCGTGCTAACATCTTCTCGGGTTTCGTTTAATGTATTAATTAAAATAGCAGGGAATTGTGTTATTGCTATTTTGGCTACATCAAAGTATTTTCTGCTCACTAACCCCGGTGCAGGATTCGTCATATTGACTAATTGGTCTTGAATATTAAGTGCTATATTTTCTCGTGCTGACATTATCTTATTAGCCTGCCGTTATAAAATGATTGACTTTCTGAATTGCTGAAAGAGCCATCACTGTCAAGATCGTAGCGAACTCCTTCTCTTAAAATTAGATTAAATTCTTCTTTAAATTTTTCTTTGTAATAATCTAATTTTTCTCTAAAAGCATCTCTGTCGGGATCAAAAGAACTTAACCTTGGGTAGATGTAATAGTATAATGTGTGATATACTGACGCTCTTGTAAATTGCGATGCGTCTAATCTACTTGGTGATAATTTAGTATTTGATCCAACAACACTGGCATCAGTCGCACCATAACGTGCGGTTGGCCACCATTCTATATTCAACAGTCTAATAATGTCGTCGTAGGTTTTTTCGTGTAAGTTTGGATTGGAACCAAAATCTTGAATCCCAAAATTTTTTATATCTGGTTCGTATTCAAGAATATCTGAATCCGTCGTAAATTGTGCCATTGGTTAAAGTCCTTCTTTAATATTTTAAAATTTGTAAAAGTCCTTCTTTTACAAAGTTATTTATTGGAAATAAAAAAAGGCCCTGGATGTTTAGCAAACAGGGCCTTAATTCTTTAAAGATTATAAAAAATTATACTTCTTTATTACCTTTAACAAGCACGGCATAAGCCGCTTTGATAACTTCATTACCTCTTGCTGTTGTGCCGATGTATTCAGTTAATCGTCTGCTCGCGTCTCTTTGAGTTTCCAATCTTATTGGTCTCTTGATAACGTGGCCAAACGCTTGGGGACTGAACACCGCGCCCAAACCGCTTGTGGTTGTTGAATCAGCCGCAATAGCAGTTGATTGGAACATCTTAACATTAAAGATTTTTCCAACAAAAGCACTTGATGATAATAATGAATTACCAACATTTGATAGTGCCGCTGCCGCGCCTGAAGAAGCATATCCCGCATTCGCTAATACTTTAGCGATGTTGAATGCTTGTTTAGGATGTAATACACAGTAGTAGTCGCCGTCAGCATCTGTTGGTGCTGATTGACCTCTTAATGTATAAACCGCTTGAAGGATGTGATCTGGAGTTAATTCCACGTCATCACCACCCACGTGCGGGTTAGCAGTAAGTTTTGCTTCTGTGAAAAGAGCAAATGCGTCTGTGTCGATCTTTTCGGCTAATGCGCCACCGATCATCACACCTACATCTGATCCCATATTTCTTGAAGTTGATTCTGATAATAAATCTGAAACATCAACTCTAGCCGCGATTTCTGATGCTGTAATATCTACTTGAGCAATTGATACCGCTGACTCTGATACATCAGCCGTTTGTAATGGTGCTGATGCTGTTATTGTTGGATACACGGGAATTTGAGCAGTTAAGCCTGGAGTTCCTGTCATATCATATACGTTGAATACGCCACCTGCAATACTCTTCTCGGTCGCTGTGAAGATCGCTTCCTGAAGGATATTGGTAAAGAGTTGCGAATCCGCTATTTGTAGTTCTGGTTGAGCCATAACTATTTTCTCCTTTTAGTGCTTATACTTTTGGTTTATAGACTTCGTGTCTTAACCGTTTGTATAAAGCAAATTGTTCTGGATCTTTTAGATCCAATTTGTTTATATCAACGCTTTTAGCACCTTGAGTGGATGTGTTTGATTTTGAGCCGCTACCTGCGGGTCCTGCCGATACAAAATGGGCATTGGAATTTAAAAATTCTGCTATAAGCCCATCTGGTGTTAGCAATTCACCTTTATCAGTATAACGTGCTTGACCTGACATTGGATCAACTACTTCAACCGTTCCTGTTTCTGTCATTTTAACCTGGTCTCTTACAAGTTTTACAACCTGTTCCGGGTTGATTGCTTTGTGCTTACTTGCTGAATTTAGCAAAGCACCATCAATCTTAATTGACGATAACTCTTTGGTTAAACTATCAATCTTGGATTTTGCTTTCTCGGCTTGATCCTTCAATATCTTTTCAAACTCACCTTTTTTCTTTTGCTCTTCCAGTTTGATTTGTTCTTCCTTTTCAAGCAAAGTCTTATAGGTTGCTACATCTACACCTTCAAATCTTTTTAACACTTTTGCTTCAGTCGTATTTTTGACTTTAGCCATTATGTTATCAACATCTTCTTGTGTGTATGTTTTAACGGGTTGATTTTCCGTTGCCGCCTGCGATGGGTTATTTTTTGTTTGTTCCGGTTGTGCCGCAGTAGCATTTTCCGTATTCAAATGCGATGTTTCTTGACTCATCGTGTCTCCTGTTGTTTGTCTCGGACTGTATTGCCCGTTGTATTGTTATTTATTAATTAATAGAATTGACTGGTATCTTTTATGTTCCAAGCATCATACCAGCCCTGTGCCTTGTAAATCTTTTGCATTTTTTTTAATTTGGCTAAATCTTGTATCATTATTAAAGGTGCTTTACCAAAACTAAAAGATACACCACAATGCTTACCATCGTTAGTAGGATGGTCATACATTATAGCACGGTAAGGATTTTTAATTTGTGCTGTTTTACAAACTTTAGATAATTGTGCTTCAGTTATTTTATGCTGAATAAGGATGATGATACAGTCCAAAGCAAAAGTATTAAGGAGATTACAACAGTGATTAATTTGATCCACAAGATTAGGTTTTCCATACACAATCTCGATTTTCTCTGTTTCAAGAGTTGTTTTCGCATAAGGGCAGATTGCTTTTCCAACTTTTGGATTTCTCTTGCTAATTTTCGTTCTAATCCAGTCATAAACTTCTTTTTTATTTACGTTTTTTTTTACCATAGCCTACGGACAGGCATTATCTTCTTCTGCCTGATTTCTTACCGCCCATAGGTCGTCTTCTACCTGATGGTTTGTTCATTGGCTTTTTGTTTTTCCTTGCCATAGTTCTTCTCCTCCCTATTAAGGCGTTTGCTGAACTTGTCGTGAGCACCATATATTGGTTCCTTTCCTCTGTTTTGAAAATCGCTATACAATGATAATAATTCTTTTGCTCTATATGTAGCGGCTTTCCTCATTTGCCTTAATGCTTGTCTTGCCTTTATAGCAAATTGTCTTGATGGTCTGTTTAACAATTTGTCGTAGGCAGTAAAATAATCCAAACAGGCTTTTTTTAATTGTAAGTGTCTGGCTGTTTCGTTTGGCTCTTTATAAATCCGTCTTATTGTCATCTACATAACCTTGTTCATCAAATTGGATCTGTTCATTTAAAATTTCTCTAAAATTGTGTTCTCGATCAAGAAACTTGTAATCTATTTTTTCTGGTTCAAATTGACTTAACCATAATAGAATAGTTTTTATGCTAAAATCTTTACAAGAATAAACGTCTAATTGTATTACTGGGTAATGTGATTCTGTCCAACTGTGGAATGTGATTGAAGATGTTTCTATTATAACTGTGCCTGACCAACCCTCGTTGCCTTTAACTGGACACCAAGCAGTGTGTGGTCCTGATAGTATTTTCATATTGATATGACGCACTAAATTTTCTAATTCTTTAGTAAGATCGTAATCTTTTAAAGGTGGCGAATTTACTTCTGCTCTAATTAATAAATGCTTATGTTGAAGGTGCGGTATCATATTGTTGCTTCCATTGTGCTTCTATACGATTTTGTTCTTTACGTCTGCCCATACCGCAAGGATAACATATCCAACGATTATTTGGTTCATCGTGCCACCAATGTAAAGTTGTGTTTAGTTGTTCGCATTTAGGACAAGTGTGATTCATTATAACCATTTCCTCGTCATACGTTGGATTTGATCGTAAATGTATTCAATTAAATCTATTAATTTATTCAACCACTGGGGTAGATGTGCCATTGTTTAACTCCGGATGTAATGATTTTATTTCTTCATCAGTGTAGCCTTGTGTTATCATTTCACGTAAGTGTGATAACATTTGATCAACATTTTGTAAAGGTGGATGAACTGTTTCTGTGTTATCATTAGACATATTAGACATATCGTTTAATTCATCTTCATCTTTAGCAAGTAATTCTTTTATTTTATAATCAATAATTGATTTAACATCTGGAGATGCTGTTGCCGCGTCTCTCTGTGTAATTGCGGCTTTTTGTAAAAGATCCATATCTAAATTTTTATCTCTAATATGGAACGCCATTGGATATTTGATACTGCCATCAAATACTTTATCTTGCCATTTTGCCCAATATCTAAAAAAGTTTTCTTCAAACAATTCTAATTGTTTTGCTTTTTCACACAGTTTGGCATCCAATAAAAGAAACTCTGACATCATTGCGACACCGCTCATCTGTCTTGTTTCTATTGCTCGGATAGCACCCATATGAGCCATTCTGTCAATGGCTTTAACTTTGCTGTCTATACTCTGTAATATAGCATCTAAATTTGTGCCGCTTGGCTGGAGAAGATAGGGCTTTAAGCCAGCATCTGTTTCATTAGGCATTGTAATAATACTGCCTGCTCCTGCTGATGCTTGAACTTCTGGAGTTTTAACTAATGTTGGGTGATTGGTTAATCTAATTAATTGTTCTATTTCTGAAAGTTCTTGATAGATAGAATTTTGAACATCTGCTATGTCGCCTAAATCTGATACACCAATACCTCTAATTGGTGATCTTGCCGCATAACACCATATGGCTGGAACAACACCAATTGGATTAGGTTTTCTATCTATTTCTACTGTTGAATTTTTTTTGTTTGGATTATATGCTTCTAAAATAATTTCATCTTTAGTCCAAGTTCTCAAATAATAACTTGTATCGGCTCTGTATGTTTTGTCCTCTTTTTCTAATACTTGAATGTATTCGCATTCATAATGTCCATTAGGCTTTCTAACAAAATTCCAATTTAATACGTTTTCCGGAGTATAAAGGGTCGCATATGGACGAATGCCTTGCGATAACTCTTCAGCACGAGTGCCTACCACCGTCTCCGGACGATCTATGATACAGACACAATGTCCATACACT